CGCGTCTCAGGGCGCTATTGAGGGCGGTCTAAGCAACATGGCGGGGGAGGGTATCGGTATGGCCCTCCGCCGTCTGGCTGGGGGTATTTTCCGTCCCTCTGCAGAAGCTAAACGACTCATGGACGAGGGCATCCAGCCCAGCGTTGGACAAGCTGTGGATCAATCCACGCTTGGTGGTAAAATGATCGCTGGAGCAGAAAGCCGGCTCGCCAGCACGCCGATTGTGGGAGCGTCTACACAGAATGCTCGCCTACGCCCACGCGAAGAGTTCATCCGTAACACTATCGAGAAGGCGTTGCCCAAGGGCGGGAAGATGCCTGACTTGAAAGAGGGCGTGAATCCTGCTCTGGAAGATGTCAAGAACCAGATCACTTCTGGTTATCGCGCACTGTTTGACAAAGTTCGGATCAAAGTCGACCCTAAATTCGTCGCAGGTATGGACGCCACAGTTGACAGTGTAGCTGCCGCGCGCAACCTCAATCCTACAGAGGCGAGCAGACTTCGTGAAGTCGTGAGTAACTTTTTGTCTCGTCCCAATGTGGGCGGCGCGAAGCCTTACGACCTCATCGCTACGCGCGAAGAGCTCTACAAAGTCGCCACGAGCACCGACTCCAGCAAGCATCTCAAGGGTGCCGCGCATGAACTTCGTGAGCGTATCGCTGACTGGGTAGGGAAGAATGTTCCCAAAGGCTCTGCGGCTGAGTATCAGGCGCTCAACGCGAAGAATACTTCTGTAGAGCGTCTGATGGAAGCTGCCCGCAAAGCCTCTAACGAGGCTGGCGAGTACACTCCAGACATTTTGAATAAAGTGTTGGTGAAGCGTGCAGATCCTGCACTGAAACAAGTCACCAGCGACGCCGCTAAGACTCTGGAGAATAGATTTTCTCAAGGCAGATTCTACGGCGGCGGAATGATTATGCCGACGCATCCCAACATCCTCAGTTCGCTGTTGTCTCTGGGTACGTCTAGTCGTGGTGTACAGCAGATGCTTCTAGGTGGAAAACCGGGACAGCCCCAAGCGGCAGACGCCATTCGTAGGATCACCCCCGCCATCCGACAGCTGATGGTTGAATCTGGAAGGAGCGAATAATGCCTCGTGATAGTGGTGGTGTGTACACTCTCCCCGCAGGAAACCCCGTAGCGGCCGACACGCTGATCGACGCTGCGTGGGCGAATAGTACGCTGACAGATCTCGGTAACGAGATGTCTAACACGCTCCACAAAGACGGGCGCGTGTCCATGACTGGTCCGCTCGTATTGTCGACGCGCGGCTCTCCTTTGGACACTGATGCTGCTTCGTGGGCGAACGTGCTGACGCGTATCCGTGAGAGCTTTGCCTCCATCACTGGACGTGCGTGGCGTAAACAGACGAAGTCTGCTGGGTACACTGCGGTCGCCGCCGACAACATGTCGTGGTTGAATTTTACATCTTCTGCGACGCTGACTCTTCTTGCGGCGGCGACTGCGGGTAACGGTTACATGCTGATTGCTCGTGCGGCGTCAGGGGTCGCACTTACCGTGGATGCCGACGGCTCAGAGACGATTGACGGAGCCACAACTGTCGCTATCGGGGCTGATGACTGGATTCTGTTGTTTTGTGACGGCAGCGCGTGGAACTCTATAATCGTTCAGGCCGCGAACTCAACTGCGCTTACTGACCCCAGTCTTACTAGACCTCTCATGGGCTCCCCACGTGAGACGATCGCTACAGGGTCAATCACTGGCGCGCAAGCGTTGGACGTAGCGAGTCAATCTTATTTCGCCTACACCCTCACAGGTAACGTCACGTTCAGTTTCTCCAACGTACCGTCTACGGGGACGGCTATCTCTGTTACTGTAGAGCTTCTCCAGGACGGCACCGGGAGCCGCACAGTCACATGGCCCGCGTCAGTCAAGTGGCCGGGGGGAACAGTGCCCACGCTGACCACGACTGCCGCTAAGACAGACATCATCACTCTGTTGACACGTGACGGTGGCACGACTTGGTTTGGGTTCGTTGGCGGGCAGAACTTCTAATGCGCCCCTCTCAAATAGGGTTGTTCGCAGGGGGTCGCAATCGCTCGGTAGTGATCTCGTCTAATCAGACGAACTACAACCTCCACACGGCGCTTGGCTCCCCCACTAGTCCAGTCAATGTTTCTGTCACGATCAATTCTGGGGTAGTGGTCAGTTCTAACAATACTTCGACTCCTGCGTTTGATCAAGGTTCCCTGCCTGCCGGTTCGCGAGTCACACTGGTCAATAATGGTAGTTTGCGTGGAATGGGCGGCGCTGGGGGTGCGGGCGCAAGCCTAACCGACGACATTGGAACCAGCGTCTCCAGGACGGTAGCCGCGGCCGGAGGAGCAGGTGGAACCGCGCTCCGACTCACTCGTCCGACGATTATCGCTAATGGAGCCGGAGAGATCTTTGGCGGCGGCGGCGGGGGCGGTGGAGGCGCTGGCGGGCTAACCGAAGTCGAATTAACGGGTATGACGGTTATCGGTGGCGGAGGCGGCGGAGGAGGGCGAAGCGGAAGTACTGCTCCCGGGGGCTCTGGCGGCACGGGCGAGGAGGTCTCTCCTACTTACGTGCTGTTTGAGGGGGCCGGTAACGCGGGCAGCAACGGCACTTCGGCGGGAGCTGGCACGGGCGGAACTGCGCGGGCTTCAGGCTCTGGTTCATCTGGAGGAGCTGGGGGAAACGGTGGGGATTGGGGAGCGAATGGCACTTCCGGCGGGGCAGTGAGCGGAAGCGACTTCGGTTACACTCTGTTCGATATGGAAGCGTTTTACGATCCAGCGCCCCCCACTACCTCGTTTGCAGCCGGTGGAGCAGCTGGTAAGGCCGTCGACCTCAACGGTCAATCGATCACTTGGCTCTCCGGCAACACCGGAGCCCGTGTCAAAGGAGCAGTCTCGTGAGTACACAAGAAGATCGTCTGAAAGCCCTTGAGGAGCAGATGGTGGCTGTCCAGAAAAGCGTGGCTGACTTTAGCGAGAGTCAGAGAACGTTGATGCAGCTTACTCAACAGATTTCTAAAGACACTTCAGAGATCGTAGGCGCGTGGAACGACACTAAGGCGGCATTTCGCCTGTTCAACATTCTAGTGTCGTTCTTCTGGGGGATCATGAAGTACGTCGTACTTCCCATACTGGTACTCATCGCTCTTGTGTACGGACTAGGGCACACTGGTGAAGTACCGTCATGGCTGAAGAACGCCGTTAAACTGATTCTAGGGTAGGAGGCGTCATGGTTGAAACTCTTGTTGGCACGCTGCTCGGCGGTATTTTTCGGGTGGTGCCCGAAGTCATGTCGATGATGGACAAGAAGAACGAGCGCGCCCATGAGCTCAGCATGTTCGACAAGCAGATTCAGGCGGATCAACTACGTGCCCAGATGGCGATTGAAGCTGAGAAGGTGCGGGGCGAGATCACCATGGGCGCGGCGGAGCTACAGGCGATCATCGAAGCTACGAAATCACAGGGGCAGTTGACCGGCGTCAAGTGGGTGGACGCTATGTCTAGTCTTATGCGCCCCCTGATCACTTTCTGGTGGGTGATTGCGCTCTACACTGCCGCCATCGTCGCGCAGTTCTACCAGATGTATCAACAGAAAATCGCTACGGTGGAAGCTATTCTGCTGCTATGGGGTCCGGATGAGCGCGCTATAGTGGCGAGCATCATCTCGTTCTGGTTCGTCGACCGCAGTCTGCGCAAGCGATGACAGCCCTAGACCTTGCCGCTCAGCTCTGCAAAGAGTTTGAAGGATTTCACAAAGTTGTGGCGAGACGTCCAATAGTTCTAGCAGCGCCGTATCTTTGCCCAGCGGGCTATTGGACGATCGGTTATGGGCATTTGTGTTCAAAAGATCACCCTGCAATCAGTTTAGAGGAAGGGGAAGCCCTTCTACAGCTCGACTTGGCTACGGCGTGGGGGGCAGCACTGCGCCAGTGCCCTACGTTGGCGTCCCAACCAGAGAACAGACAAGCAGCCATCATTGACTTTGTCTTTAATCTAGGAGAAGGACGATTGCGATCATCCACACTCCGAAAGCGAATATTAGCCAATCGGTGGGATTTGGTTCCGATAGAGCTCCGGAAATGGATATGGGGAGGAGGCCGTAAACTCCCAGGATTAATCCGACGAAGAGAAGCAGAGATCTCATTGTTGTACTCTCCTCCGCGCCAGTTGCGCGGTTAAGGACGGGGCCGAAACCCCGTCCTTCTTTTTACCTACGAAATTCACGGGGGAACATTAGTTGTCCGGGGTTGAGTAGGCTAATTCCCCGGTACGGTTGAATGTTGCGCTCCCGCAGATATTGTCTTGCGGCCTCCAACTTAGATGTGGATGTGGACACGTTGCTGCTCTGCGGCATGCTTGAAGACTTTGCATAGTTTGATGAGGTCTTCATTGTCAAGCTCCTCTAGAGTTACACCGTACAGACTGAGTACTACGGGGTAACCGTAGTGCTCGCAGATTTGCCGGTACCGCCGATCAATCTTGTCCTTGACCCACGTAACCTCCTCCGGTGGGCTCTTCTGGCTTGCACTCGTGCACGAGGGAGGGGTTCGTTCCTCTGGAGACAAGGAACCGCTCTCGGCACTGGCGGCATCGCCACCAATCGCCCTCAAGCACAAAGCCTTCAGTTTCGAAGTGATTTTGGACTTCATAGTGTGGAATTCCTTTGGGTGCGGGCACCTCAACGGCTGCGTTAGTGAACGATACGCCGGAGCGTATTACTTCAAGGTATTTCTGTAAAAAGTGCTCTGCCTTCTCTAGGTCTTTCACACCTCCTTTCTTTTTCCAACGGGTGACGTACTTCGTGATCTGAGACTGAAAGTAGTCTAAGTCATTGGCGATGACGTAATCCCAGTGTTGAATCGCGGTGCGGTAATGGGTGCCCGCTACTTGCTTGTCATTCGCGCTCATCTTTCGTGAACCTCTCAAGAAGTTTATAGGCTGAAACAGTGGGTGCCTCAGTTACCAAACTATACGCCAGTCTCTGCATCTCTACAACATTGCGATTACCGAGCTCACGCTGAGCGTCGGCGAACATGAGAAGCTCAAACATGTCTGCCCACTTGAGAATCTCTCGCTGCTCCCCGGTGAGGTGAAAGTCGATCTTGAAGGCTCGCTCTACTTCGTACTCACACTCCCTGAGCATCTCACCTAGCTGGGGCCACTTCTTTTTCGCTCCGTAGGGGACGTCACCTGTGAACATCTCTGCTGCGTCGTGCAACAGAGCCGCCTTCATGAGGTTAACGTCTAAATGGTTCTCAGCGACTTCTGCTACGATGAGTGCCACCCCCCACGAGTGATCGGCCACCGTTTGCTCCCCGATGATGGGGAAAGCGTGCCAACGTTTCACTTTGCCGGACGCCCACAAGAGTTCAGACTGCATTTGTCTCTCTCCTACGAATCCACTCGGTGCACGCGCGCTTCCAGTCAGATGCTTGGCAGTCTTCAAGCTCCGCCAGCCCGTTACCTTCTTTATTCTTGCGCGCCTCCCACGACCGCATCACCGGCACGGCCACCTCTTCAAAGAATGGGTCGTGGTAGCCACTACGGTTCAGCGGCGTGAGCATGAAGTAGTGCAAGTCTTCCAGCCATTGGTCCAGCGACACGCGGATGAGCGGGTAGGGCTCCACTTGATTGCTCAGATAGGGATCGTCCCACGCGCCGACGTAGGGACCGTAGATTTCACGGTTGGGGATGTCGTCGTAGATGTGAAGGTTGTTGGTGATCTGATAGTACTCGCCAACGTCTAGCTGGAGGCTGCGCGCCAGCAGTTCTTGCAGCATACTGAAGTGTACGACGTTACTCCCGCACGCCCCCCAGATGAGGTCGTTGCTGCGATTGCAGACGGTCATTTGCAGCGTACCGAACACTACCCGGAAGTAGATCTGCGTGTTGCAGGGTACGTCTTTGGACGTACCCACCCTGACGAGGTCGCGAGCGGGGTCCCACATTGCCATGACTGCTCGTCGGGTGGTGGGGTCTTTTTCCAGCAGATGCTGCATCGCAACAATCTGGTCAATACCGAAGTGTCGCCGCCAACGGGCACCGTAGGCTCCATTGAGGGACACGCCGTCATCACTGTACTGCCCGAATTTGCTGTTGAAATACTTCGGCCATGCGACATCATCGCTGCCGTTCAGCATCCACAGCGCCTCCATCAGATGGAAATAGGGGTTGGCGTCCCGCTGGGGCCAGAACAGTACTCGCTCTGTCGGGTTAGCGTAGCAGAGAGTCGCTGGCTCGGGAATAGTTTGCACTTTCCCGTTACGGGAGTCCTCTTCATGGCTGAAATGCGGGAATGCTGTCAGCGTCTCGTACAGTACGTCGTTGATGTTTTTACCTGTGATGTGCATCATTCACTCTCCATGTAGTGTTGGCGGGGGGTGCCCTCGCCTAGCTTAACACGCATGTACTTGTCAAACTCGCACAGACAATTTTGAATGTCTTGTCTGCAAAGATGAGCCACTTCCCTAGCCGCTGTCGCTGCGACATCAAAATGCTTCATGAACAAAGTGTCAGACAGAGTGTAGGGAGCGGGTTTTCCGAGCAGTCTAGCGAGACCTCGCTTACTGCCGGGGCCGGGGACTACGAACTCGTACCAGTCTTCGGCATCCCACCACGATGAGTCGACAGTATTCTTTGCGTCCGCCACGATTTGTCCAGCGATAAAACTCCCGACCCCCTGGAAGCCCCGTAGCGCCCCGTACAAGCCGCGCAAGGGGGTAGGCCACTGCCCAGCGGCGCAACGCGCGCTTATGGGGTTTAAAACGGCCCTAGCCACATAGATTGGCTTAGGGGTGGCGTGGCCGTTGGTGCTTACAATGTACGCGCTGGACCACGTTTTCTTGCCCGAAAAATGACGGCGGTCAATGGTGCCGATGAAATGTTCTTCGCTCCACTCGTACGGAAATCCGAGCTCTTCTAGTGTCTCCGGCCAGTTGACAAGACGGGCAATGGTCATGGCGAGGATGAAATTCGGGTGCTCTGGTTTGCTCCAGTTGCGCCGAATCCATCGCGTCACTTTGTCATTTTCTCGCCGCACGTTGCAGAATCGGTACTTGTCTAGAATGGGGTCGGCGGTCCATGGGCGCATCTCGCCCGCCTCCTTCTTCACGCGAATCTTCTCGCGCTCAGAGATCCAATACTGGAACGTAGACCTAAGCTCTTGAAGATTCATATGCTTTCTTCCATTGGATGCGCACGTCCGTACGGGTAGTGTTCCCACCCCATGCTGTCTTCGTGGTCTTCTCAACTACTGTGACGAAGTCAGGGTGGAGGGCCTTCAACTTGTGCGCGCACTCAGCTTGAAGTTTTAAGTCACGGTAAGTGGAGCATCCTCCGGCGGCACCACTCCCATGCGCTTGGTTGTGAACAATCCAATTGATGATGCAGTTGGGATATCCTTTGCGAAGCAGTTGGAGGGTTACGTCAAAATCTTCCATGACTGGCAGCCGCTCAAACACAATTTCTTCGTCACGGAGAATGGTCGTGTTGTATCCCAGCACTCGCAGCCCACGGGTGTTCTCGTTGTAATCTTCGGTGAAACGATTACCTCCTTCACGGGTAGCGACGGCGATGTGGGCGTGTCTGCTCAACTGGTCTTCGCAGTCTGCTAGCATTCGCCGAATGTCTACGTCAAACGCAGGGGTGAACTTGTCTGGCTCGTCTTGGCGGCGACGGAAGAACACAAGGTCGTCGTCAAGCATCAAGACTTTGTGAGGGTAGGCGTGCTCAAGAATGAAGTGTCGCACTTGCCCGATGTTGCTGAGGCGATTGGGGTGGCCGAGGATTTTCACTTTGCCCGCCGGACGCCACCCTCGCTCGTACTGCGGCACCTGCTGCTCTGGAACTACAAGGGTGACTTCGTACTCTGGAGGAATGCTGAGGAGGGTGGGCTGTTCACTGGCGCGATTGATGCTAGGGATGTAGACTAACATGGACTCTCCAAGTGAAACAAGGAGCGCTAGGCTCCTTGTTTGTCGGTGGGCTGATTATGCTTACGCTTCAGCTTCTGCCGGTGCAGCTTCGACCGCTGCTTCCTTCTTGACACGGGGCTTGCGCTCCAGCGGGGGAGCTTCGTACCCTTCGATCTTGATGAACTTGTGTTGAGCATCGTAGTACAGATCGGCCAGAAGAACGCCGTTGTCGATGGCTTCCTTGCAAGACATGCCCGTCTTGTACTCTTCAAAACGGATGTACGACTTGCTCTGCGCTTGCTTGGGGTTCTTCTCAACCAGCACAGTGATCTTGGCATCCATCGAGAACTTGGCGGAACCACGGACGCCCACCTTACGCTCCTTCTTCTCACCACCCTCTGCGGCGGGGGCAGAGGTCCCACCCAGCTTAGACGCACGAGTCTTCTTGGCGGGCTTGACTTCTTGTTCGACGGCTTCTGCGACTTCGGTCATGACACTCTCCTGAAAGGGTTTTGGGTTGCGTGGTAAACTCCCCACAGTTTAGAGTATACCATGCTCGTATAAAAAAGCAAGCGTGACTAACTGCGCAATGCGGCAGACAGTGCCCGCTGGGTGCGGTCTTTGCCCGCCAAAACTTTCGCCACTTTCTCGTCCATCGTTTTGGCGGCTAGAATTCGATAAAGCATGACATGTTCACTGGTTTGTCCCTGTCGCCAAATGCGAGCGATGACTTGGTCATAGAGTTCAAGATCCCAAGTGAGACCGAAAAGAATGATGTGGTGACATCGTTTTTGCAGTCCATCGATACCGTGTCCCATGGAAGCAGGGTGACCATAGAGGATAGGTACATGTGAAGACCCAAACTGTTCCACGAGCTCCACCAGTCTCGGACCAGTTGTTCCGGTAAGGGTAGGTCCAGGAAGAATCTTCTGGAGTCGCTCGTAGTCATGTTTGAACTCATAGATGACGAGGACAGGTTGTCCGGAAAGTTCTTCAACGAGCTCCTCAAGGGCTCGAATCTTTTCATCATGTATCTCCTCATATGTGAGGGCGGATGTGTACATCGCGCCATTGGCGATTTGTCTACATTTCATTCCGGCCACACCAGCGTTCGCAGCGATGAATGGATCATCCCCCAGCATCACAAGAAAATCGTCTTGCATTTTCTTGTAGAGCGTGCGCGCCGCTGGGGGTAGCTCCACCGTGATGTCTACCGTCTGGAGCGCGGGCATGTTGAGATAATCTTCCGCCCGCAGCCGAATAGTCTTTGGTTTGATTTTCTCAGTGATGTCCTCTAGCGCGTTGCGGCGGGGGGTCCAGTTGAAGCCAGAGTAGTCTTGCTCGAAGTACTCGTTTTTGAAGTGGGTGACAAACCGCCCCAGCGACTCACCCATGTCTAGAAGATACATCTGCCCGAACAAGTCCAAGAGGCCATTGGGGGCGGGGGTGCCCGTCAATATCCAGCGGCGAGGGAACTTGACCAGACATCGCTTGATGGCTTTGAATCGTTCGGTGTTCGTGTGCTTGAACTTAGTAGATTCGTCAATGCACAGCACGTCGGCGTTGATGAGACGATACCGCTCACGGTCTTTATCAAAGAGCCATTTGACAGCATCTACGTTGATGATGTAGATGTCAGCATCGCACTCCAGCGCATCTTCTTTGTCTGGCCCATGTACGATGACGTAACGTAGGTTGTTGAACTCCGCCCATTTCTTCAATTCGCTGGGCCACGTTGTATAGCACGGGCGCAGGGGCGCCACCACAAGCATCCGTTTAACGTGACCGGCTTTTTTAAGGATACTGAACGCCCCAAGGGCGACGCTAGTCTTCCCAAGTCCGGGGTCTAGGAACAAACCTACCGACGGGAGCTCCAGGAGCATTTTCATCGCTCTCTTCTGGTAGTCGTGGGGGCTCCAATTCGGCTTTGAGGATACTGATTCCAACTGACTTCTCATCAACGAGGTAGACATGCTGTTTCGCTTCCTTTAGTTGTCGGTGTCTGTATGTCTGTATCGGTTCTGGCTGCTTCCCGGGAGCTTTGAACTCCATCCAGATAACCCTCCCTGTAGAGGGTATCACGAAAATGCAGTCGGGCCAGCCTTTGTCTCCTTTAGGTGTAACCCGCACACAAAGGATACCATGTTCTTTTGCCCAACGCACAACGGGATTTTGTACGTCGCGTATCTCTAATACTGGCATGGTCCCCCCTTCTTCTTGGAGTAGGGGCACCACTTGCATTTCATGGTCGGGTTAGGGTGGAACTTAGTGTCGGCGAACATGCGAGCTACCCGCGCCTCGTAGTGGGTTTTCAGTACACCCTCTTGATCACGCACGAACGAGCGAGAGATGGGAGTAAGCTTGGGCTGGTCAATGTAGATGGCTCCAGCGTAGACTGTCTCTGCCTCGGGCAATTTCACCATTGCGCCGAGACTGTACAACATGAGCTGATCGTAGTGGCTATCGTAGAACTTGCCAGACTTGTAGTCCCACACCGACGCAACCTTGCCTTCGTCTACCAGCATGTCCATCACCATGACGCACCAATAGCCCTCTTTCTGTACGACCTCCCACTTGTCGTTGAAATAGACGGCTTGCTCCGCTTTGCCCCCTTTGGACTTCAACCCGTCGATGAATTCACGGTGGTGGATGGTGGGGGGCAACTCCGGAATCTCGCCCTTCGTGTAGGCTTCCACGGTGGAGTGTAGACCTGTGCCACGGATGGCAGCGGGACCAGCGGGGTCGGCCAACCTGAGATTATACTTGTAATTGTACGCGGCGGGACAACCCTCGTACTTGCTGAGCTTAGAGTAGGACCAGTTCATTTGAGCTTCTCCAGGTTACCCCAGCTATCGCCACTGTAGCCGTCAGAGAGCATGGGTACGTCAAATGTCGGGGCGCGCATACATTCTTCAAGAATAGCCATCTCCTTGTCGCCATCCGGACCAATGGGGGCACTGATGTTGATTTCGTCATATACAGTGGTAAGGAACACTCCACTCTCGCACGCACCGTCGTACTCGATAAGAGCCTCCTTGGTGCAGTCAGCGGCGCTACCTTGGATGAGGTAGTTGAGCATCTTGTACTCAAACGACATCATACCACCGTGCTTCTTACTGATGGCAGGGGGCTCGCAGTAGTACTCACGTCCGCCCCACGTTCGCATAGGAAGGTTGTTTCGCCCCCGATACTTCAACTCACGTTGAAGCTCACCGATGGAGGGGAAAGTGTTCAGGTACGCTCCCTTAACGTGGGAAGCCTCTTCACGAGAGGTGCCCATGCGCTCCGCCATAGTGTCTGCCCCTGCCCCATAGATAATGCTGAAGGCTGTAATCTTCACGTACTTGCGGGGAAGGTCAATACCGGTGTTCTCTTTGATGAGCGCCCCAGCCAAATCATGGAAATCAGTGGATGGGTCTTTCTGGTACTGCTCCAGCATAAAGCCTTCAGCGTAGTGAGCGAGAATGCGCAACTCCTGCTGGGAGTAGTCCCGTTTCAGCCAGCGGTGCCCCTCCTCAGGAAGGAGGTAGTTCTTCATGAGCGGCAGAGGCGGCAGTCCAGCGGGAACGTGTTGGTCAAACTCGTTGGGGACGTTGGTGAAGTTAGGTGAGTCGCAGCTAACCCGACCCGTGCGTGTGCCGGAAGTGTTGCCCTTGTCGCTACGAGCTTGCCGTACCTGATTCCAGTTGGGGTGCATCCGCCCGTTACACTCTGCCGCAGTGCGGGTCCAAGGGCGGATAAAGGTGCCGAGACACGTTGCCAGTGCGCCGCGATAAGCCAGCAACTTGCGCAATGAGGCGCTGGTAATCCCTTGTTCGAGCGCCCCCTTGGCCGTGCTGCGCCGCCCGGTGGGGGTAAGCACCCATTGCCCGGCCATACCGGCGCGCTCGACCGCATCAGCGAGGTCGTTGTCTGTGTTGAAGTCAAGGTCAGGTGCCCCTAGCATCTCGCGCATGCGGTTTTCGACCTCAACCAGAGCAGCCTCGTACATCACAGAATCTTTGGCTAGGGCGTAGGTGTCAACCCTCACCCCATTACGTTCAGCCTTCATGAGCACTGGCAGCAACCTCTGCTCGCGTCTGTAAGCGTCAAGCATTTTCTCTTTCGTGGCGAACAAGTGGTGGTAGAGCGCCTCGGTACGGTCAACGTCGCCGATGGCGTAGCGGCCCACGACTCTACCGGGGGCTTCGCTGATGTACGCCCCCCAGTCAGACGCCTTGGCCTCTGCGACATGGCTGAGCACCCACGCCTTGAGGTCATCTTGCTCTTCAGGAGGCATCGCCAGATACTTCTCGGCGGAGGGCTTGAGGGAGAGGTTCGTGCTGTGGGGATCTTTCAAGAACAGAAGGTACTGCGTATCTTCAATGGTGAGGGGGTCTGGATTAAACTTGAAGAAGTGCTCTTGGATGATGCTGAGATCAAACTTGGCGTTGTGGAAGAGAAGGTTACCCCAGCGGCCCGAGCATACTTCGGCGAGCACTGTCATTGCCTCTGTGTAGGTGCAATTATTCCCCGTGGGGTGTCCCCACGCCATGTACTTCGCGGGCTGATTTTCCAGTTTGAGTGCGACTCCTACTGGCTTGGGTGGGAATTTGCTGACGTTACCTGCGATGGCTTTGGTTTCAAAGTCAATCGTAATCATCCGTACACTCCGTGTTTGTAGTCAAACAAGGCAAACTCCAAAAATTTCAGGGCTTCAAGTTCTGTTTTTGTCTTATCGGGTAGCGCAGTGAGTCGATCATGCGCGGCTTTGACTATGCTGCGATACGCTTCATCGCTGAGCTCTATGAGCTTGAGTTGGTGGGATGGGGGAATCATTCACGCTCTCCATGTGGGTACGGCACCCCCAATATACCACAATCCCCAAAAAGAAAAAGCCGCAGATTACGCGGCTTTTTCGCCCTACTGACAACAAAGTGAACTGAAGCAGCAGGGAGGTTACAGAATGTACCGCAGAACTTCGAACTCCTTACGCTTCTTGAAAAGAAGCTCAGGATTCTGCTTGGCGAACTCTTCAATCGCAGCAATTTTCCGCTCGTACTCTTCGGTCAGATATTTGCGGTGCATGGCGAGCATATCTGCTACGGTTTGGTCCATGTACTCATCTTCCATCGCACCACTGAGTTCTACAAGTTTTTCATGCATGACTCTCTCCTTACATTTTCTTGGACAGGTTCGGGGCAGGGGCGTTTTCGCTCGGTGCGTAGGGAACGTTGAGCATCTTCGTTACTTCTTCACGCCGCGCGTACACCGCCTTAGACGCCTCCTCAGACAGATTCGCCATGTGCGCGAATTTCACCTTGAACTGAGTCTTGGGGTCAACCTCAACCTTGAGTTGGGTGATGACGGCAAAGGGCGGACGACGCACCGTGCTGGCGATGGAGTTGACGTAGTTACTCCAGTTTTTCACACTGGTGACGGGAAGCTTCGCAATGGCGACTTCTGCCTTCGCAATCTTCTCGGGAGTTTCCAACTCCGTTGCAGGAATCACCGCCAGCCGGCGAATCTGTTTACACGCCTTCCCCGCACCCGTCGGGTTGCTACCCCACTCCAACTTCGGGCAACCCGCACAGGTGTCGTGCTGTTTCTTGGTCGCGCCTTCAGCGGGCTCCAACTCATCTTCAACTTCAGCGATGGCGAAGCACACGGGATTGGCCGGGGCCGTGGGGTCAAAGCGACCCTCGTAGTAGGCATTCTCGAACACTTGTCCCACCACAACGACGTTCAGTGCGTTGCCGGGGATGGGCGTGTCCTGATACTTCAGGACCCCATTGCGGAAGTTGAGGTAGGAAACTGCGGGGGCTTCAACTGCTGCGGCCGCTTGCGCGAACTTGGCGAGTTCTTGGTCCCACGGCACCACTGCGTTTTCGGTCTTAGCCATGCTTCACCTTTGCTTTTGAGATTGTCAGATCGTAGATGTCAACTTCAGTTACTCCGGGCACAGGTACGCCCTCTTGCCAATATTCCCGAATGGCCTCCTCTGTGAGTCGCTTGTGGAGAAGATGAAACGCTTTCTGCTCATACATGAAGTTGTAGATGAGCGTCCAGTCTGTTGCTTGGGGCTTCTTCTTGCAGGTGAGCGTAGTGATGCCGCTGTCAGCGCCAATGGCGGTGAGGTGACGATCACGGAGCTCGTTGATGATTTGGAGCTTGAGCTCAGTTTCCTGGGTTTTGAGGTCGGCGGCATGCTTGTCTGCCAACAGCCGCTCCTCACGTACTGCGAGGAATTTCTCTACAAGTTCAGCATCGTTCATGTTAGCTCTCAGTAGTTAGGTGCCGCCCGCCTCACCGACTGCTCAGGGGAGGTAGCTATGAGCCATGGCAAGCTCGTAGTAGGTAAGGCAGGCAGCAACCCCATTATAACAGTCAAACGGGCCAGATGTAAGGTAGATTTGCGGGGACGGTGGGCCACTGCGCACCGTAGTGGACAATGTCTTTGCGCTTGAGGTTGGACTTGTGGCTGTCGTGAAACTCAGAGTCACCGAGCCACGACGGTACAGACCAGACATCGGGGTCGCGCAATGCGGTGAATTGATCGAGCAGGGTATCGTTGTACCCGCGTTTGATCCACTCAAGGCAAATCTGCTGAGCGTAATACATCAGACAAGATTCATGCCCGCGCCACATACGGACGGCGGGATGGTTGGACCAGCCAGACGGCTTGATGATTTGCTCGCCTACTTGCACACCGAGCGCGCGAAGGATTTGCTTGCACTCGACTCGTTGCTTGCCGAGGCGACGGTAGTCAAGACATTGCGCGGATTTAGCGAAGTCCGCGTAAGGAAGGAATGTTTGCATGTCAGAGTTCCAGTTGTTGGTGGGGTACTGCAACCCGCACAGTACCCCAATCGTTGCGCAGATGCTACTCCTCGATTTGCTTGCTCATACTGAAATCGATGGTCTGTGCGAGCAGATTTTGCGAGAGCTCTTTCGCAGACTCAACAAGAGTGTCTGCCACCACGGCAATGATGCGCTGACACTGCTCGTGGTTCAGATTGAGTCTAACTTCGCCAACTTCACCCTCAACGGTCATGCTGCCGTAGACGGTGTTGTCGTAACTCTTGTAGACACTGAGACTGTTCAGCTTCACGTTACTCTCCTTGGCTTTGGTCGTAGATTCTAGCTACTGCTTTGTCGAGCCAGACGGCGTGCGGCCCCCACGATAGAAACTCTCCTGTTTCTTGCGTGCCCTCCTGTGGATCAACAATGTGTTCGATGATCGCGTCTGTGAAGTGGTGCTGCTGGTGAATCAAAGTTTGAATCAGCCCCACGGCGGTTCCGTAGTTACTGTTCGCGAGGTTGAGCTTGAGCTCGTAGACTTCAGCCATACGGCTAAGAATCTTCTCCATCACGAGAAACGCCTGCCGCTGGGGATTGTCTAGTCTGACCACGCTGCTCTCCTGTTAACTAACCACACCCCCACTATGCCACACTCTTTTTGGGGATGCTAGGTGATTTTGGCTTCTTTAGGTCGTCCAA